AACACGGATTACAAACTAAAGAAGTTTGGCATAGTTCTTTTGAAGGGCTTGGTTCTAATACAGAAAACTATATTAGAAATATGTTAGCTCGAGGTGAAAATATAATTAAGGCACCAAGAATTATTATGTCTACAATACACGGCGCCAAAGGAGGCGAAGCTGATAATGTTTTACTACTGCCTGATATTACTAAGTCTGCTGTCGATGCTAATGATATTGATCCAGACGACTTGCACCGGTTGTTTTATGTAGCCGTTACTCGTGCAAAGAAAGCATTACATATTTTAGAACCAAAAAACTACGAAAGGGCGTACCCATTATGAAAAATAAATTTGGCATACCAGGATTTACTGTTGAAAACAGAGAAATTAAACTGGAAGAAGGTGATTTAAAAAAATTTGATGCAGTTGATTATCCATCACATTACAACCAAGGACAAATACAATGCATCGATGCCATTGCTTCTATGCAAGGTGATGGTTTTAAATATTATTTACAAGGTAGTGCGGTCAAATATATATGGCGGCACGAACACAAAGGCAAACCTATCGAGGACCTAGACAAAGCAATCTGGTTCTTGAATAAACTGAAAGCACAATATGAATAAACCACTACAAATGCCAATGTTTAGTCCGGAAACCGAATGGGTACCACCATTAAATTTACCAGACTTAAAAGAGTATTCAGAGATAGCGATTGACTTAGAAACCAGAGATCCAAACCTTATGACTATGGGTTCAGGTGCGATACGTGGTGACGGTGAGATCGTTGGTATTGCAGTAGCGGTTGAAGGTTGGTCCGGTTATTTTCCGATAGCACACGAAGCTGGCGGCAATATGGATCGAGCATTAGTTTTAGATTGGTTCGAAGAAGTTTTACATACCGACGCTACAAAAATATTTCACAATGCGATGTATGATGTTTCCTGGATTAGATCACTTGGTTTTCAAATCCGTGGTGGCATTATTGACACAATGATTGCATCATCGCTGGTCGATGAAAACCGTTGGAGTTTTACTCTTGATTCTATGTCTAAACAATATGTAGGTATGGGTAAGAATGAAAAGACTTTAGCAGAGGCGGCCAAAGCTTGGGGTGTCAACCCTAAAGCAGAGATGTGGCGATTACCCGCACCGTTGGTAGGTGAGTATGCTGAACGCGATGCAGAAGTGACACTAAAATTATGGCACGCAATGAAACACGAACTAACACAGCAAGATTTATGGGACATATTTAATTTAGAGACAAACTTATTCCCGTGTTTAGTTGATATGAAATTTAAGGGAGTTAGGGTTGATTTGAATCAAGCGGAAATTTTAAAAAAAGATTTAAATAAACAGGAAAAAATAATTCACCAAAAAATAGAAAAGTTATCAGGTTTTCCCATAGAGATATATGCAGCTACTAGTATTGCTAAAGCATTTGATAAATTAAAAATGCCTTATGATCGTACTGATAAAGGTGCACCAAGCTTTACTAAAAACTTTTTAGCAACACACCCGCACGAGCTACCAAAATTAATTAATGAAGCAAGAGAAATTAATAAAGCTAGTTCAACTTTTATTGATACAATTTTAAAGCACGCACACAATGGTAGAATCCATAGTGACATCAACCAGATCCGGTCGGACGACGGGGGAACTGTAACCGGTCGTTTTAGTTACAGTAACCCCAACCTACAGCAAATACCGGCACGGCACAAAGTTATTGGTCCGGCGATACGGTCATTGTTTTTACCTGAAGAAAATTGTACCTGGGGTTGTTTTGATTATTCTCAACAAGAACCAAGAATTGTGGTGCATTATGCTTCTTTATTAAAATTAGAAGGATCGTCAATGATTGTCGATCAATATAATGATGGTGAAGCAGACTTTCATCAGATGATTGCTGATATGGCTGGTATCGAACGTAAACAGGCCAAGACTATTAACTTAGGATTAATGTACGGTATGGGTAAAAATAAACTTATGGCGGAATTAGGTTTACAACAAGAACCTGCAAAAAGTTTAATAAGTAATTATCATCGAAAGGCGCCGTTTGTAAAAATGTTATCAGAAGCTGTAACTAGACAGGCTGAGGACAGTGGTAAGATTCGCACCATTGGCGGTAGACTTTGTCATTTTGATATGTGGGAGCCTCACGGTTATGGAATTAAGAAACCATTAAAACACGAAGACGCACTAAGGGAACACGGCCCGGGGATTAAACGCGCATTCACTTACAAAGCGTTAAACAAATTGATTCAAGGTAGTGCTGCTGATATGACCAAGAAAGCTATGTTAGCTCTTTATGAAGCCGGGGAAGTACCTCATATACAAATACACGATGAATTAGATATTTCTGTACATTCTAAAGAGCAAGCGGAGAAAATTATAAATATAATGGAAGATGCGGTTCAATTAAAAGTACCAAATAAAGTAGATTTTGAAGAAGGCACAAACTGGGGATCTATATCTTAGTTTGCCGCCTCTAAAAAGGAATAAAAGAGGCGGCATATGATAAGGGAAAGATTGATATTATAATATATTAAATTAAATACTTGTCAAATAAAATAAAAGGACTATATTATCCCATAGTATAATACAAACAGAAGGAAGAATATGCCAGATACGGAAAAATTTAAGTCAGTATCAGTGTCAAAAGACACTCACAATAGACTTATAAAGTTTGCAGCCACTCGTTTTGAAGTGCCTGTATCAATACAGAAAGCAATTAGCTTTATGCTAGAGAAAGAAACTAAGAAAAATGGAAAGCGAAAGTCTAGTTAAAACAATATGTCCACGCTGTGATGGCAATGGATATATTCGTATAACACCAGTAATTGCTGGGGTTTTTGATCGGTCTAGTGAAATAGATTGTCCTATGTGTGAAGAAGAATTTACACATATGGGTAAAAAAGTAACAGCACATAATGGTTATGTGCTGCTACCTAAAAATCAAACACGAATTAATATAGAAGGTGGTCGTGAATCAAAAACAAAATGGTCTGGCGAGACTTTACCGGAAGTAGGTAAATGATGCCATTAAACCCCGAGGATGAATACGGATGGTGACAATAGCAGATAGAATGAAACGCATTAATAACTGTCGAGATATGTTAACTAAAGTAACGTGTCCACGAATGCGGTTAATGTGGAAAAGAAATTATGAAAAATTATTAAAAAATTATTGGGAGGAAGAAGGTGAAAGAATTCTTAACGCCGCTGGGCAAGTACACTAATTTTGTATTATTACTACTAATACTGCATTTTTGTATAACAGTTATGGTTGTAAATTTTAGATATATTGATAGACTCAACAATACAATAGACACGATGTGGCACGAAATTGAACAGGTGAAAGATACAAATATACAACTGTACCAATTTATCGAGGAGCACGGAGATGACATTAAAGGACGATAAAATAATGAGAGCAACGATTCCGGACCGGATGATGAGTACAACTTTTACTCTACCTATAGATGACCGCAAGGTAGTGGGTATTGTAAACTACACCGCAAATAAAAATGGGGTAATACCGTTAGCGTTTTGGGTAAAAATTAAACCAACTGATTCGTACTTGGATCGAGAACTAAGAGCGTCCGGTAAACTAATCTCAAGGTGTTTACAGCACGGTGAAGATTTAAAAGATTTAGCTGACACTTTATCGCAAGATAATATTATTGGACAAATGGTAAATTACTTTACTAAAAATGTAGAAGATATTATTATGGGTGTCCCAATTGACAAAAAACAACGTATGCTATCAACGGATCCATATGCATCACAGATGAAGGAGTAACTATGGCTAAAGACGGCGCACATTACCCATCAGTAAAATACAAAGAAAACTTTAATAGTATTTTTAAAAACAAAAAAAGATTAAGTCCTAAAACAACCAAACAATTTTTAGAAGGAATAAATGAAAAAAGTAAAAATAGAAACTAGTTTTTTATCTCTTTCTAATTCAGATAGTGAAGAGTTTGAAATAGAATGGATTCCCGAAGGTGCTGAACAAGAGGGTGATAAAATAGTCGAGGTTGATTTACCAGCAAGTACGGTAGATCGAATCTGTAAACAGAACTATGGTCACACTAATTGGGCTAGAATGTCAGCCATTTCCCCTGAAGAACTACAAAAAAACCCTGCTGATATTGACTATAACGAGGGAATAATATATTTTAAGAATTCAACAACTGTATAGGATACTTTATGACTTTACCTTCATCGGGAGCTATTTCATTCGGGGCTATTAGAACTGAGGCTGCTTTTTCTGGAGCAGTGTCTATGGGTGATTTATATCGTGAAGGATCTAAAATTCCATCTTCTGACGGAACTTCTGGCATACCTACTTCCGGTGCTATCAGTGCATCTAATTTTTATAGTAAAACTATCTATCCAACTTTTCTTCAATATGTTGCAGGACAACCTGGCAACGCTAAAAACCTTATGAAAGGTTACTCTTTAGGATCTAATCTATTTACAGCTGGTGGTTCTGTAACTGCTGGAGCATTAGTTACAGGGAGTGGTTTTCGTGTTCTTGCTAATGCGATGACTTGGAACGGTAGCTCACCAGGTATAAATACGTTAACTTTGATGGTAGTAGTTAAAGACTTTGCTAATGCTTGTAATTCCTCAGATATTAACGGTAATAATGCCTCTAGTCGTTTACAAGGTAAAACGTTAACTGTATACAATGGTGTTGGTACGGGTGGAACTGTTCTTTTCTCAAGAGCACTTACTAGTGTTACTACTGGAACTAATGGTATCAGCGCTACTAGTCCTTTATTTAATAATAGTGCAAATCAATCAAACACTATAAGAGTTAATGGTGGTGTAGAGACTGCATTAGATTCAACATCTAATACTTACTCTTTTACAATAAGTTAATTATATGGCTACAATAACTTTTAATAGAACTGTAGATACTGATCCGAACAACACAGATACATTTGTTTATGTGTACAAACCTAATGAACCAGGTTTAACTACTAAAACATTTTCTATAGTTCGTGATGCACCATATAATATACAAGCTAGGGAAGCTGTTTTTCTAGGAGAATGGCTCGAGGAACTTGGTTATGATGCTAGTAGATATAGTGTGGATGGTAATGGTGTTATTTATAACAAACACCAAGAAAGATTAGATGGAATGTTAGTGCCTAAAAAAGAAAAACAACCCGTAGAAATTCCGGAAGAATTATGATTTTAACTATACCTTTTAATGTAAAAAACATTGCTAACAAACTTCAATTAGGTGTTGCTCAAAACACTAAAATTGGTAATAAGGTTGTTCGAGAAAACCACGAAGAGCACATTAAAGATGGTGAAGGTAATTTTATTAATACTCAAGTAGTTGGTAAACCCTATCTAAACACTC